ACTAGACTTGATACCAAATATACGGCTAATACCATATACGTGTTCAGGAACTAGGATATAATTATCTCTTTCTGTCCACTCAGTTGTGCTACCAGCTACCGTAGTAGTCTGGTTCTGAGATGCGAATCGTGTAACATCAGCAGCAGTAACTTCGTGCTTAAGAAGCATCTTCTCAGCACCGTTGTAAGTCCACTCAGAGAACTTCTGGAAGGCATCATCAGTCAGATCATCTATCTGCTCTTGGGCTACGTTAATTTGCAGTACAGGTTCTCCTAACTGCCTCTTACAGTATGCTTGTAATTCTGCTCTCGTGCTCGGTTTTGCCATTACACACATTCTTACCCTTCTTCTATATTTAGACAGATAGGAAATGTCGCTTTAATATAGAAAATGGTATAAAGTAAAACTGACTTTCTGTTAGACCCATAGAAATCATCTTGGCTATACGATGCTTGCCATCCAACATTCTATACTTGTCATTATATGGATTAGACATATCTGTTATAATTCCTGGATACAGTTCAGGATCCTTACGTGCCCCAAAGCAACAAGGGCAATTATCAAAGGACATATGTGGATATAAATGCTTTCCTTTCCAAGCAATATCCTCAAATTGAACTACGATTAAATTCTCTTCAGTTAGATATGGTAAACAATCTTTAATAGGTATATCGACACGAGAAAATGGGAACTCCTTATGGAATCCCCAATCTCCAAATACATCTTCTCTTGGCGTTCTAGTATACCAAGGATGTTCGTACCACTCGCTCAACTCTCGTTAAGAAGTTCTCTTTCTACTTCCTCATCGTCAGGAGCAGCCTGATCTTTAACAATATTTAATGCTTCAACAGCACCCTGTAATTTAAGGTAGCGTTCTTTAGCAGTGTTTAATTTCTGTTCCATCTCAGCGATCTCCTTCATAAGATCTTTCATCTGAGTAGAGAAGTTAACGATTAATTCGTCGGTATTCATATTGGCCATAATCGATGAATAAAAAAGGGGGTTGTTATAACCCCCTTATTATATGTGATATTTATCAGAGTGTCAAGATTATGCCTGTGACTCACTCCAAGAAATACGTCCTGTTACGGTGAATGGGTTAGAGTTGCTAACACCCGTCAAGTCAACAGGTTCTGCGGTAACCGTTAGAAGGTCAGGTCCATTCGGGAAGATACCGTCACCACCAAGGATGGAGTTACCCATCTCAATGATAGAACTAATATCGTAAGAAGTAGATCCTGTTAATCTGTTACCACTGTTGTCAGTTGTACCACCAGCAGCACGGAAGGAGAAGATCTCAAGTCCACCTGCGTAGGTGTCATCATTCGTGTGCTTAATCAGCTGAGATAGTGAAGGAGGTGCCACGTCTAAGTACGAGTCTGTACTTAATGATGGGTTCAAGATTAGTTTAACTTCGCACTCGTGTGTGTTAACAACGTCAAGAGAGTTAAGTTGTAACTGCATTCGGTTGATAATTTCACGTTCACCTAGTGTACCAGATAGAGATGAGTCAACAGAAGGTGACAATCTAATTGATACAAGAGGTATCTGCGAAGGAACCACGTTATCAGTACCAGCAACCGCACCAACACTCATTGTTGTTCCTGAAGGAACAGCAGGGTTACCTAGTGCGGTGTTAATAATGTTTGTACCTTGGTTCCACTGGAAGGTTGTGTTACCGTTAGAGTCAACGTATAAGAAGTCAACTTCTAAGTTACCACCTGAGGATCTAGATCTGTAGATAGAACGTCCATCCACGAACCAACCATTAGCAACAGTATTTTGATAAACTGTTGAACCCTGTGTTAGAACACCTGATTGACCAGTACTGAAGAATAATCTGAGATAGAATCTCTGGTTTCTAGACCAACCTTCACCAACATCATACTGTCTCTTAACTTGAGAGTTCTGATTAGTTGAGGAACTCTGTGACACTTCGTTAGTAAACTTAAGCAAGTTACCAGACGCTGTGAAGAGGTATGCTTTGTCAGAGTCGAATCGACCATCTGTGATAACAGAAGTACCCCAGTGGAACAGACTTGGAATGTAAGTAGGAATTCCTTCGTTCTGAATCTCGTAACGAGCAGGTAAGTTACCTGATCTGAAGTATGCTTCGGTCAAACGGTTGTTGTGCTTGAATTCGTGTACGTACTTGACGTGACCATTTTGATCTTTAAATCCAAAGCGAATCTTACCAGCACCATACCAAGAGTAATCCATATATGCCATCTGGATCTTAGTAATATCCAGAATGAATCCAGAAGGACCAGTTCCATCACACTTATCGTGATTCCACTCACCTTGAGGAATCTTAGTGTTAATTGTCTTAGTAAGAATAATATTTTCAGCAGTAATACCTTTGTACTGAGGCTGAATAATCATTCTTTGGTTATTCACAACACGAATCACTTTATGTGATTGTCCACGAATAACAACGTATTCTCCTGCTGCAACTTGAGCACTAAATGTTGTGGATGATCCAGTAACGATGTTAGATCCCTTAGCAACAGATACACGACCTGTTAACTGAGTTGTGGAACTACGGCGAACGGCGTTCAGTGTAGAACCATCGTACTCGAAGTACATACCATTTTGGAAGTCGTACATACCAGCACGTACGTTGGAGTTAACCCAATTAAGTACGTGGTAACCTAAGAATCCAGAAGCAGCAGATGTTGTAGGTGCTTGATCAAGATTAATAGTGAAACTAAATGCATTGTATACAACTGCAACTGGGTAAGTACCATTGTATGCTTCATCAGCAGAATCAACAAACTGTATGTTTGTACCTACTTCTAGGTTGTGTGGTAGTTTGGTTGATATAAGAACACGATGAATTGTACTACCGTCAACATATGGCCAGTAGTAAGCAGATGTAGCAGGGTTCTTAGGACAGAAGTTGATAGCGAGAGAACACTGTATACCTTTACCTGACTGGTAACGGAAGTATCTACGTGTCTGTCTACAAATTTGACCGTCAGGTGACTTACTGGTTCCAATTTCCATACCACCGTCAAACGGTCTGTGTAGGAAGTATCCATCTGGACGTACATAGATCGAAGTATCGATAAAGTACTCAGTGTTACCAGAAGAACTACCAGAACCTGTAGTGAATATAGCATTGTCAGCCATTAGGAGTTGAGTGTCATCCTTAATAGCAGAAATGGTTGTTTCTACAATTGTAAACTGACCAGCTGAGTCGTTATTTACATATCTGAAGCTATCACCAACCTTGAAGTAACGTGTGAAGGTAGTATCAGTACCAGTAGCAACACGTGAACCAGTTGTAACTGCGATAGTACCATTACCTACAACCTGTCCATCCATATTGGTGTGGATCAGTTTCTGTGCAGGTGTCTGTGAACCACCAGAAGTTAAGTTAACTTGAGTACCAGCTTCAGCAAGTGTAGTAGTCTCTGCAAGTTTGATGTGATCTTGATCAACTACGATAACGAAGTAGTCTCTGTTATCTGTCAATCCACCAACAGTTGTACCACCAGCATCTTGATAAATTACACGTTGTCCCGTTCTCATAAAGTGATTTGGGAGGTTTATCGTATGGTTAGTCGTATCGATTGCACCACTGTTACCAACTGTCCTTGAATCGAATGTCTTCGTCGTAGGAACAACTTGGAATGGAACGTCAACAACGAGTTGAGTTTCACTCTTGACCTGAGATACATTGTAAGCACCGTCAGTCGTACCGAAAGCAGCAGTCTGGTTCTCGAAGACCTGAGTACCCGATCCAGCCGAAGTAAGATCGACTTCTGAACCTGGCCAGGAGAATCCAAGAGAAGATCCAAGTGCGAACCTATCGTTACTAACAACTCTGACATAGTATGTTTGGTTAGGAGTTAAGTTACCTATCGCAGTTCCAGACGTTGTATAGAATAAACGTTCTCCTGTTGATAAGTTATGATTCTCATAATAAAGTGTGTTTCTTTGTGGGTTCTGGAAGATACCTGTCATTCCATAAGTACCACGAGCATCAATTAGTCTATATGCTGAAGACCAAGTATACTCTTTAATTCTAAATCTGTTATCATCAACTCTTTCAACATATACAGTCTTAGGTAAACTTATTGTTGAAATGCTACTACTGCTTGAATAGTAACGAGGATCGTTACCAGCAGTCTTAGTAATAGTTACCTGATCGTTAGTTGTAGCACCGTGATCTTCAACATAGAATGTATCGTTATCACTTGTACGATCGTTAACGAGCATTAAGAATGCGTTACCGTAATAGTTTTCACTCCATCCCCAGACCCAAGATCCTTGATGATAAACATAGTTGTACCACCAACTATATCCATATCTGTAATGGAATCCATCGTTATATCCTAAACTATAATTGTAATGATAGTTGGATGATCTATAGTTACTTCTGTCGTATAGTGGGTTGTAATCTCCATTAGATAGAGTTGTTGGAGACTCAGGTAGGTAGTCATCATATGTCCAACCACCATTCCAACCCCAAACTGAGTTACCACCTAGGTTCCAGTTGTTATTGAACTTACCACCGTAACTGGAGTTATTAAGATTACCAGAACCATTATACTGCTTACGATCCATAGTTAGGAAGTAAGCTCTATTCCACCATTGGTTTGACATTCCATTTCTGCCACTATATTCAGCAAAGTCATATCCTGAATACTGTGAACCTTGAGTCCAAGCAGACCATCTCCATCTCCAATACCAATCCCACCAAGGTTTTTCGTCAGTTACATATCTGTGTACTAAAGCAAAGTTATGCTTACCATAGTTGTATGTTGGGCCAGTTCCTTGTAAAGAACTACCGCTATTCTCAAGATTAATTATACCGTTGCTACCTGGGTTACCACCATAGTATGCACTGTTATAAGCGTTTGAAAGTTTAACTACAGCAGTACCACCATCAGAACCAGAAGTAGATTCTACTCTAGTATAGTAAATACCATTACGCTGTAAGTTCTCAATACAGTAATCACCTGGGTTTGGATAGTAAAGTAAGCAATACCTAGAACGCATATAGTTAGCGTTACTACCTTTTAAGGTAACAGTATGGTTACTATAATCTATATCACCATCATTAATAGTCCAGAGAGCAGTTGGTTTATGATCCCAAGGCTGGAACTCCGTCATATCTGGAGTCAGAGTTGTTGACGCTGTATTAGGATAATCAATTATAGGTGTTCCATCACCAGCAGTTCCTGTTGGATTGGTAATCTGTAGAATCTTAGGTGAAATGGTGTTAACGAAGTACAATGCAGTACCGTTAGAGAAACCATTTTCATACTCAGTATCTAAAACAACTTTAGAAGTTGAAGATGCTGAGAAATTAATTTCAAAACCAACACCACTATTACCTACGGTAGCATCGTAAGCATATAGAGTAGAAGGAGTGTTATCAGTAACGTAGATACGAACATAAGCATCAGCAGTACCTTCAGTACCGTTTACGTATACACCGTCAGTATAAGCAACACCACCACCGTGGATACCATCAGCAGTTGTACTTACACGGAATGGATGACTTATGTTAGATGTATCATCTAATTTGAAGATGTACATACCGTTCTTATTAACGGTAAATACAGTACTTGCTTGAGCAATTCCGTCGATTGTAAAGTATGCTTGTCCAGCAATATCTAAAATACCAACAACATATTCAAATGTATCAGCAACAATACCTTTAGATGTCTGAAGAGCAATGGCAGACCCTTCATAAAATAGACCTGGAATAATACTTGTATAAGAACCAGCAGCATCACCAGTAACTGACTGGGTAGCACGTGCCTTATATGTAAAGGTTGTTGGTGATGGAACTGACTGAATTAGGTATGAACCTTCAGCAGTTGTTGATGCAAGACCAGATACAACAATAGGAATACCTGGTGTAAGACTGTGCTCATATAAAGTCGTAACCGTTACAGTGTCTGAGTTGGCTGTAACCTCAACAGACTCAATAAACGGAATTGTTGTGTCTGATGTAGCAGAATAAGTAGAAGGAATGTTGTTAACCAACTGTAGAGTTTCCCACTTAGTTGCCTGTGGCCCGTACTCAAAGTCGGTGTCAATCATCGTTTCAGGGTTTGAAACTCTGAGTTTCGACACTGGGTCAATTAGTGTCTCAGACGGTTCAAACGTTGCTGCTTCTGATTCGATGAAAATCTGGAGAATATCACCAGAATCCATAGTGCTGGTATCAGCAGCTAAGGAGATAACTGTTTCTTCTGCTGTCTGATTGAAATCGCAACCAGTGTCAGCAGCAGATGGAGGATTAAATCCTTTTGTAGGATCCGAGAAGTTGTAAAGAATCTCGTTATCCGTAATATTGGTAATGAGGAGTATTCTATTACCAGAAATGTTATCCTTAATAGTAACCGTACCACCTGTTAAAGTCGTTGGATCGTACGGTACAAAAGAATAATCACTGACTAGTTTCTTTGCCATTAGTAGTCCCTGAGTTTAATTTATACGCATATAATAAAAAATTCTCAACCGCCCAAGGCAATTGAGAGAGCTGCAATACTTGAAGTTATGCCCACACCACCTATCTTTAGGGTCTTAGCAGTACCTGTCAAGTTGACATCTCCACCGATGTCTAAGTCGCCAACCACGTTTCCTGTTGCGACGTTTCTTAGGTTCCTTGATCCATCAAGTACTTCTGTACCAGAAACGGACAGTCCGTTCTTGGCATTAAAATTAACGTTTGAGGTTGCCATCGTGGTTCCCTTTCCCCCCGATCGATATCGATATAGGTTTTACTTCAGTTATTTATACAATTAGACATTCATTGTCGTTCTTGTGAACTGAATAAAGGTTCCTATTGTGGCAGTTGCACTTAATTCTAGATTAACACCATTGATCGTAGCAGTGAATGTGGCCACTGCAATTCCTGGATTTGAATGAACATCAGCAAACATTGTCACGAATGCATCTGTTCCATCGTGTGTGAGAATTACTTCACTAGTTGAGACGTGTCCACCGTGTGAAGCATATACTGTATACTTAGCACCACGTACATTTGCAACGATTAATGAGTCAAATACTTCTGTCGCAGATGTTGTGGTTAATGTTCCAGCACTAATACCTGTCTTGTCTGTGATATTAATATGATCTGTATTATTTGTTGTACCAATCTTGATTACTGAAGGAGTTGATATATCTCCTGTAGTTGATAAAGTACCAGTTACAGTAGTATTTCTCGCTAATGAAATTGCGGTATCATCAATTGTAATCTGAGGAGTAGCAGCAACACTATAATTTGCTTCAAGATGAATTGCTGTCGAAGATGATTTAATTAAAGATTGAGAAGCACTACTATCATCAAACGTCAATACGTTATTAACTATAACATCAGTTGCTCCACACTGTACAGATCCTTGAAGATTATTATTTTGACTTCTCAATACTAATGAATTACTGCTTCCTACAATATTGGATCTAGTAGCACCTAATCCAAACTCAATAAATCTACCAGAGTCCAGATATATGTCACCAGCTGAAACGTGTAAACGAGCAGTTGGGTTTGCAGTTCCTAATCCTATGTAATGATTGATCTTATCAACTACAAGTGTTGTGCTGTCTAGGTTAACATTACCATTTACTTCTAGGCCACCCATAGTAAAGGTAGCACCTTGATTTAATTTGATTGGATTAACACTTCCATCTGAAGGTTCTCCAACATCTATTGTATCTCCAATAACCAATCCATAAAAATCGATACCTGGATTGGGAGGATCAGAAAATGTTAATTGATCGTTATTGATTTGGAAAGCAACATTTGCTTCCTGCATTACACCACCAAGTGATATAAACAACTGCAAAGGAGACCCAGGATATATTACCTGTCCACCAACACGCAGATTGAATATAGTTTGCACACCATTAAACTGTGCAGCTACATCATCCAGTTTACGGATGTTACCTATTTTTGGTGTGACACCTAGATACGCCATTGCTTTTAATTAGATATTATGTAATGATAAATTTACCATCAGTACCAGAAGCACCAGCATTGCCACCATTACCAGCAACACCTCTGTTTGGATCTGCATTATTTCCTGGAACTTCATCAGTTCCACCTAGAGTTGATCCAGCAATAACTCTGGTCTGATCGATAAAGGAAGATCCTCCACCACCACCGTGACCATTTGTATCACCTGAACCACCGCCACCACCTCCGTAGTAGCCGCCTCCACCGCCACCACCAGGATAAGGAAGCAACATTCCTGCTGTACCACCCTGAAGAGAACTGCCATCTACAGCATCAGTGAAACCAGCAAAACCACCTGCGGTTTGACTACCTCCACCACCTCCTCTTTGATCGAAGAGTTGTCCTATTTGGCCATTAGAAGCACCACCAGCACCACCTATTTGGTCGGCACCAGCACCACCACCACCAGCAGCAATCAATATTGCATTAGATTGAACAGCAGAATTGCGGAAGATTCCTGTGAATCCACCACCACATCCACCATACTCAACACCAGCATTCATTCCACCAAGAGCACCACCACATTCACCAGCAGTAACACCAGCATTAGAACGTGGATCTCCACCTCCACCAACACATATATGTAATATATCTCCTACAAGTAGTTCATATCCACCAGCAGTATATCCACCAGCACCACCTATTCCAGCAGTTCTGGATCCACCACCACCTCCTGCACCCCACATAGTGAACTGTACAGTACGTACACCAGTAGCAGAACCTACTAATTGAATAGTATATTCTCCTAGACCTAATGTTTGAGGACCATTAGTAAGATCATAATCAGTAGGACTTCCACCAACAGGTGTTATTCTAATGATAGGTGTAACCTCAAAAGCAGATTCACGAATTCTGGAGGTATCATAAAAAGGACGCAAATGTCCTTCATCGGTCATAGGATCTAACCGACTTTCATAGTTTAATGTTTTAAGATTACCTATACGAAAGCCCATTATGTTTCTACATCTCCGATGGTTATAATGGTTACTTTTTGAGACGAATCAGTTAAACCAAATATAGCATCATTTTCATCTGTTAGAACAATAGGATAATTTAGTTCAACGTAGAATGTTTCACCAGATGCCAACTCCTGTCTAAGAAACTGTTGAGGTTTAGTAGCAGTATCTAAAGTGTCTAATGCACCTACGTTATCTTCTATAAAATACAAGTTGACAGTTTCTACTGTCGTAGCACCATTAAAGATTATGAAACCTTTAATATAAGTTTTTGTTGTGGCAGGATTTATATAAATCGCAGCAGCAGTAGATGTAGGAACAAACTGTATATTCCTATTATTGTACTTTATGTTTCCTCTTGAAAGAGCCATTGTATACTAGAGCCTCCGTGGTATTTAGCTAAACAACCAGATGTCTCGCATTTCATTGCGATCACTGAAATCCAGATCAACAGTACCGTCAAAATTTTGAGCAGAAACAACAAGGTTGTATCCTAATTCTGCTGTAGCGGTAGCTGGCATAATTACATTACCTAACCTAATTCTATTAGGTGTAGGGCCACCAGGATCTGCTTGTATGGTGACACCACTTATGGTAGCATTATTTAGTGTCGGTGCACTTAATATACCAGCACTAGCATCTGCTTTTAAGGCAATCGAAGTATTAACAGTTGCAGCAAAGTTTGGATCATCTCCCAATGCAGCAGCTAGTTCATTCAATGTATCAAGATCTGCTGGTGCAGATGAAACTAAATCAGAAAGTTCCTGTCTAACAAAACTAGTAGTTGCTAACTTAGTAGAGTTATCATTTAAAGTCTGTAAAGGAGCAGTCGAATCACCTGCAAGGTTAACAGTGGTACGATCAGAAAGGGATCCGATAGAATTAGCAGTAGTAATATAGGTTCCATCAGATACTAAAATATCAGTTGATACACCAGAAACAACTGCAAACATATGGAAGTTGTTACCGTTCTGAACTAGTTCAGTTTTACCACCAGTAGATGCATCCTCAATAGTAAGTTTTGGTAAATTATTTGCTTTGATACGAAGTGCATTTGAACTTCCTTGACTATCGATATCAAGCTTAAATGATGGACTATAGTTTCCTATACCTATAGATCCATAACAATCAATATCTCTTACATTAATATCATCAGTTATTAGAAGTTCAGTAGCACCAGATCTTCCATAAAAAGAAGATACCGCACTGGTAGGTCCAACAAGTGAGGATGAAAATCCAATATGTGTTATCTCAATTTCACTATTAATATTAGGAGCATCATCAAAACGAAGAGTAAGGTTCTGAGAAACTAATGTATATGCATTCTTATGCTGCACCAAACCATCGATGGTAACCATAATAGCGTGGTTATTTGGTGGTGCCTTTGTCATTACAAAGTCAGTTTGTACACCATCAGCAGTATACGTTTCAGAGAAGATCTCTGAACGATCCATATTATTAACTACAGAACTCTGTACCTGTCCAAAGAATACATCGTTAGTTGCAGGTGCTTCTGAAAAATAAATTCTATCTCCTTGTACCCAGAATGATCCAGGTGCAGCTTGTGAACTACCTGTATTAGGTTGTTGATAAACACCGTTCAAACTGACGCTAAGTTGCATCGTTTGACCAACTGTTACAGGATCATTATTTGTCGTACGCAATAAAAAATTATTTGTAGTCCCATCAAATTGAGATGAAATATCTTGGATCTCCTTGATCTTTGATACGTACGCTTCTGGATTAAGACCAAGATATGCCATTAGACTGATACCTCCATAATACTAGCAATGCAATCTAGGGAGCTAACAGTATCACATTTGACTAATATTTCATCACCTAATCCCACATCAACTTTAACTATTGAATCACCTGAAGTATGTGTAGTTGCTGTTGAGTTTGCTTGTGCTCTATCTATATTTACTGTAGTATCTCCAGCACCTGCTAAAGAAGTAACTTTCATAATCTCATTATTAATCTTGAGATAATCTCCAGTATTAATCTTTGGACCTGTGTTATCAGTAATAGTCATTGATACAACACTAGGAGATGCTATGTTAGCCGCCAAAGTGTCAGTAACCGATGGGGTCGAATCTCTATAACCGTCAGGGTTATATTCTAAAATAATCTTTTGTCCCTGCATAACTTCAAACGCTGATCCAGCAGGGATGGGAACGTTCTTTACAATCATCACCTGATCCTTTGGATATTCAGGATCGATGGAATAAGCTGGGTACCTATTAATCTGCACTTCAGCAATCACAGCAGTCTGTGTGGTATTTGCTAAGTTACATCCAATTACAACCGTCTGTTTCTCGGTTTGTGTACCAGTAAGTTCAACAGCATATATGATAGCTGCTGATGTTCCTACGTTTTGTTTGGAAGTTGAGGTAAATTTATTTGCCATTGTTAATTAACCGAGAGCGATAGCAAGTGCAGTAGCGTCAAGACCCGCTTCAACAGATACACCGACCTGTGCAGCAAGGGTATTCACCTCAGCCTGCAATTCGTTAATCGCATTAACGAGGTTTGCTTTGTTTTGAGTAGTGAGGTTAAGAAGATTACCAATGGTAATGTCCTTTATTTCGTTAATAGCAGCAACTATACTAGATTTAGATGTTGTGCTTAAACTAGAAAGAACACCAATAATAATGTCTTTTGTTTCATTAAGGGCAGCAACCAAACTGGTGTGATCAGCAATGTTTGCTGACAGACCTGCAAGGTTACCTACATCTTGATCAAGTTCATTTATTGCATTAACAATACTAGTTTTATCAGCAGTAGTCAGATTAGACAAACCTTTGATAATACTATCAGTAATGTAATTAACTGCTTCGACAACATTGTCTTTATCGTTAGCGGGAATTTCGCTAGTGATAGAAGCAATAGGACCAAGTTCTGTGTCTAATTCTAGCAGACAATCAGTGATAGTCTGAGCAACTAGATTGTTTGCTACAGACTGGGCAACGATTTTGCCAGAAAAATCACCATTGTCAACACCGATCTCGTTAATCTCGACACGTTGTTGTTCAAATGTAAAAGTTTTGTCTACTGTTCTTACTGGCATTAGACTTATGGGTTCTCGGTTTTATTTATACTAGGCAGTAATAAGTGATCTGAAGAATTTAACTGTGTTTACAGCATATACTGGTGTAAATACAATTTCAATATTTGCTCCATTGTACTGAGCAGTGATGGTACCTAGTCCACCCTGTGCAATACCACCTGAAGTCATAGTTGCATATTCCTCAACATATATGTCAGTTCCATCGTGAAGAATAAGAACTTCTTTTACCTGAGTATATGCACCTGATGTGCATTGAACCACATACTTTCCACTAGTGTAACTAGCGTGAGTAAATGAATCAATAACAGCAGCAGTGATAGCAGCAGTAGTTGCTGTTCCTGCATCCTGTCCGTGAATTTCCTTAACTGTAATTAAGGATCCACCAGCTGTATCATCATAACGAATCTTTTCATCTCCACCTAGACACATTCCCATTTTATCATTATCTGGACGGTAGAAACCATTGTCCTGATCCTGATAGAAACTGATACCAGGAATGGCCTCAGTACCGTCACCAGCACCAGTGAAACCAGACAGGTTAGTTAGTCCGTTACCATCTCCTATGAATGCAGTTGCTCCAACATTACCATTAACTTGTAGTATTTGAGCAAGAGCGTTGTTAGGATCCTGTCCAATACCAATTTTGTTATTAGTAGGATCACACTTGAATAATGCAACGTTAGAACCAGTTGGTTCGATAGTAACTACAGCACCATCGAACTTAACATACGAGTTAGCACCACCTACATCAATTGCTTCTGCATCTAGATTACCTTTAAGAGTACCTAGAGTATAAGTTAAGTCACCAGTAGTGATACCAGTGAAAGTACCAGTACCCAAGGCAAACTTATCTTCTGATTCATCAAATCCAATAAAACCATTATCTCCACTACCACGTTCAATAACTATACCAGCATCACCAGTTGGTGCACCAACAGTACCATTACCAAGCTCAATTAATTTATCACCAATTACAGTGTTGGTTGTAGAAACTGTAGTCGTACCACCAAGTACTGTAAGTTCACCGTTAATTACTACATTATTTGCAACTTCTAAATCTTGTGTTGGTGATCCAACTCCAATACCAACCTTACCTTCTCCAGTAACAACTAGAGCATCGGTTAATGAGTTGACATTAGTATTACTACTACCACCAGCAGGTGATGTCTTAATACGTAGATATCCACCTGAGGCAGAACCAGTAGATGCTCCACCTGAGATGATTAGATCAGATCCAGCAACGTCTGTACCACTAGCATCATCTCTACCAACCTTACCAGTAACAGATAGTGTAGTAGCTACAGATGCTGCATTGAAATTAAATGTACCAGTTCCAGCAATCTTTAAAGGTGTGACAGCACCATCCTGTATAACAGCAGTTCCAACAGCTTCTAGTCCACCAGTAGAACTTAGTTTCTGAACTGTAATACTGTTATCGGCTAGTTTTAATGTAGTGATTGCACCGTTTCTAATAGTAGAAGTGGTGACTGCCTGGGTACCAACTCCGCTATCTAGCTTCGAGTCACTAACCAGCCCATCGTTCAAACCAGTTCTTCTGATTCTTGTTAGAGCCATTGCTTTAGTCGATTCCTATGTGAGTATTTATAGTTTTGAAAGGACTTCTTTTAAAAGCCCCTTTATCTCATCCATTTCTTGCCTGAGACCTTGTAAGTCCTCGGCATTGCTTGTAGATTGAAGAGCAATCGCTCTTTGTCTCTTATAGGCCTCAAATGCTTTTCTATCGCTGTTAACAATAGCACCAGTAGATGCATCTCTATGCAAATCGGGATGTCCTGAAACTTTAGCACCAGGTAATTCACCCCAACTCATCGGTCTGCAAAATATCTTTCAAGCACTTGAAGTCTTTCATCCCATTGTGCAATTTCATTTATTTCAACTTCCATAGCACCTAGAATATCAGAATGTTCTCCGATACCCACTGGTGACTGTAGATATATTTCAAGGTTTGCCTTATGTTTTTCAATATTACCTTGGTAATAAGCACGTAAGGAGTTAATAGTATTAGATCTTGTAGACATAATTAGAAGGTTGCGATTGCACGAAGGTCTCTTATACGAGGAGGTAGAGCAGGGTTTCTACTCTTCATTATAATTTTAATTGCAAAAGAACTAAATTCTTTTAAGTTATCAATAGAATATTGATACTCTTTAAAGTCTGATTGTGATTCAGTAGTTGGAGAGAATCCAGTTCCACTGGTAGGTGTAACTTCTACATCAGGTGCACCAGAAATATTCTTCTTCTCAGAATAAGTAGGAATAGGATTAAAGTAAACCCAGTTAATATCCTTAAAGAATATCTGTTCAGATGAACGTTTAGTCTTGTACATCACTGTAACATCATCAATTTCTTGTAATGCTGCACTTAGAATTACATTAATTCCATTAGCAGGATTATCAATAGAAATTTCCTTTGTAACATATGTAGCTACGTTTGAAGAATTCTTCAAACGATCAGGAGTGTATAAGTATCCATAAGAATCGTATACTCTCTTGATTGATACTGGTACAAAGAATGTTTCGTTGAGAATTGCCATTCCACCCAAGAACGTTCCATCACCACTAGCACCTTTTCCAAAGAGATCTGAGGTATCAAAAGCAAATTCATTAGAAGTAAATGTCAATCTATAGTTTTCAGAATTCCAACGAACAACATTACCAGTCTTACCATCATCATTAGTTGCAAGTTTATCACCAGCCACTATATTAAAGTTTGCTAATGGTAATGAACCTCCAACATTTATTGGTCTTGTGAAACCATCAGATGTGGTACCACTATTACCATTTAGGTCTAAATTGTATGTGGCAGATCCACCAAATTCTAAAGGTTCATCAACAATAAATCCATCCCCTTCAGTAATTCTTACATATAATTGACCAATGGTCTGACCATTATCCCAATAAGATAAGATACCTCTAGTACCAGAGGTAAGACCTTTAACTGTTTGACCAGTACCACTTGTTACATCTATAGCATTAACACTACCTAAAGTTGCAGGAGATCCAGCACTATCTTTTAATTGAAGAAGTACTGTCTTATGAAGTTCTACATCTTGTACCTTTCTACCATATCTATCCTCAGTACCTTCAGCAGATTCAACACGGTTTGTAGTTAAAATTGCCTTAGGATTCTTAAGGCTTATGATGGGTGAAAGATTAGCATTGTTAGTGCTAAGAGTTGCACTAAGGGTAAAACTCTTGTTGTTGTTGAGTCTAGAGGCGAATAATTTTTCATTGAGTTTAGATGCGACTACTCTTTGTGTCGGGAAGAAGTATTCCTTATTCAAAATAACGGGTAAAGCTTTATCTAAAGTATAGTCAACAGTTTCTACATCAGAATCAATTGGTTTAACCATTGCTGTAGTTACTGTAGTTGCCAATGTTGTAGATGGGAAGTCAAGAGAATCAACTTTAACATATGCCTTTTCAAACTTACTTTGACCTAAGGCCTTAGCATTACTACCACCACCAATTACACTACCACCTGCAACAGTAGACATTCCAACAGTATAGAAATCAAGGCCTGTATTCAATACAGAAAGTATTTGACGATTTAATGCAGTAGTAGAATATCCACCAACAGATGTACAATCCTTAAGTGCCACATAAGATCCAACATTTAAACCGTGGTTCTTATGCAGAACTTTAACAACTTTATTGTTAGCAGCAAAGAGTTTACTAGATGTAGTATTAGCACCACCATTATTAGTTTCCAAAGGATTTAATATTAATGGATTGTATCCAGAATCTCTATTAATTAAATTGATAGTACCAACTTCTGAAGTATCAAACTGTGCTCTATAAAGATCAAACTTCAGATCTTCATACTGATTTTCTGTCCATAGATTAGAGTTTTGAGACTTAAATAATGATCCAAGTAAAGGTTGAGTTGTAACTGTAGAGTTAGAATTAATCTCTGTTTCACCTAACCTAGAAAGGAATGTATGGTAAATAGTACTCTGAGATTCTATAATAACAGCATACTCTCTATCATTTTCTAAGTATACTGGGTATTGGAATTTAAATTTAGTTGGGACTAATGCTTTATCTGAAGTAGCAACACCCATTCTTACAGAAGGTTTTGTTATCTTGAGAACAGCTCTTGCTCTAGCAATTAGAGTTCCACTACCAACTATCAATACACTAGGTGCAGTTGTATATTCACTACCACCTAAAGTAGGAGTAATTTCATATACTTTTTGATCTGTGATTTGAGGAATAGCAGTTGAAGTAACACCGCCAGGTAACTGAGGAGATTCGATTGTTACTGTTGTAGATCCTGGATATCCATCACCCATATCATCAACTAAAATCTCAGAAACATATCCAGAGTCAAGAACGATCTGCATATTAACAATGTCGTCACCAGATCTTGAGTTATTTGCAACAGTTAATGAAGTTATTACTAAAGGTTCACCAGGTATGAAGTCTTCCTTGTTGTGATCTCCTAAGATCAAAGTATAAACCTGTGATGTACCTAAAGTATAGGTGTCATTAACAACAGGTACTGGTTGATTCTGAGAATCGAGTACACCAATTAATGGTCCTTGAGCATTAGAAGTATCACCCTCAATAATTTCATTCTTAATTAATGTATGACTACCACTAGTAATAACTCTTATATAAGTGCTACTATCCATTGTGGAAATAGAACCAGGAATAACATTCTTGGTAGGCCTACCAGCAATAGTATCTGTTAACTTAACAGTTACTGGTAATGTAACATCTTTTGCTGAGAAATATAGATCAATAGATGATGCCATAACACCACCATCGAAACTTTCAACACGGAATGTTTGTGCTAAAGGATCCGATACACTAATAGCAGGATTTAAAATATTTTCTGTATACTGAGTACCATCTACTTTATCGGAAGTATCTAAACCTTCTAAAGCAATAATATCATTAGGAGCAGGTTCTTTTAAAGCAGATGCTTTAAATGTTACTATAGCAAAAGTTTCTGGATCTGCTGCATTAGTATTGCTACTAGTGAATTTAATCTTCTTATCACCCAATGGGAAACGCAATCCTGGAGCATTAGCATCAAAAGATAATGCTGAAATATCATCTTCATATCCAGTTCCCTTGGCTGGTTTTCTTCCTGAAGAAAGGAATAATATACCAGTTGCACTACCAGTATCATCAGTAACTAGAGTATCACCCCAGTTTCTAAGAGATGATCCAGGACTTCCAGAATAATTTCTATCTGGTACTAAGTAATCAGAAACATCCAATCCATCTATGAAAGGATAAATCCTAGTATTAGGCTTCATCCTACGAAGATGGAATTCAATATACTGCTCTTTAATGTATAAAGTTATAGCAGTACTTAAAGTCTTTTCTCCTATAGTAGTAGATGATTGCTGAAGTGGAATCTCAGTATTTTGTGCAGCAATATTAGAACTACTATTTGTAGAGGCCAATACAACTTCTGATTCTGGTAAATCTGGTGCGTCAGAACTTAATGAATTGACATTACTGAATTCGGAATCATTACCACATACTGCAATCTGAGTAATATTATGAATTTGAGATAGAGCATTCTCTCCATCTTCATAGATTTCTAGAGGATCTAATGTCTGATTATCGTTGTTATTAACAGATGGAAGAGCATCTTCATCAAACCAAGGATCAACATTAGGAGTAATTTCTGCTATTCCTTTGTAGTTGAAAATAAGGAATGGATTTACAGCAGTAGTATTTGTAGCAAAGATGTTCTGACAGAGAATAGATTCTGTGAATGGAAGAGTTACTACACCGTGATTAACAACATACTTCGATAAAGTACGTGCAGTCTCGGAGGAATCCGCTTCCATTAAAGAAACAGTTGTCTCTTTAGATTCTGGTCTTAAAGTACCACGTGTTAAATCTAATGATGCTTTATAATCAACAGAATTGATATGAGATAAACTAAAGCTTTCAAAGTTATCAACTACAAAACCAGATTTAAATCTGTCCATTCCAGTAGCGATGTCTTTAATTTGTGTATTTAAAGCACCCTGTTCTAGAACAGAAAGCATAGTATATCTTTCTAAACGTTCAACCTTCTTCTCCAATTTAGTGATATCACGCATCGTGAATCGCTTATTTTCTATTGGGAAGGTTTTAATCTTCTTAGTGTTATCAGTGTAAGCAGGGATATAAATCTTAAATACTTTAATAGCCTCATCTACAGTCTCAGCAGACTGTGGGTTTGTAGATCCTGCACCCTTCTTGACAATAAAGGTACCATCTTTTTTCAAATAAACGGTATCGATACGATCAACATAATAACTATATGAACAAGAGAAAGTATATGGAGTTCCAATACTAGTTTTAGTGTCGGAAGGAAGAGCAGCACTAACACCACCTTGAGTAAACACTTCCGAAATATTGGAGTTATTATCCATTACAGAAGCGTTAACATAACCAGGAATCTGAGCTGAAGTTCCAACTAAAGGACGGAAATCAATTAGATCACCAAGACTCTTTTTACCGTGTACAAGTGAAGTAAAGGATGGTATCTCATCATACGACACACCATTTTCGTGTAGATAAGAATCAACTGTAAAGAAATCACCTTCTGAATGCTGGAAATAGTCAAAACCAATAACCATTGTACCAGTTGGAGTTCTTACACCAGGTTTTCTAACTAAGGTTGCAGTATCGTATAAGTTATCTCTTTGACCATCATCAAATAAGAAGAGGTCTGTGATATTTGTACCAGTATTTCCTAGTAAGTCACCATTTTCATCGACTGTAGGTGCAATTCCAGGAGTACCCTCATACACATAGCGTAGCTTATATACATCAGAGTATGATTTAACTTGGCCTGTAGGATTATCATAATCATCACCTCTTAAAGGAATAATGTCGTTATCTATATCAGCATTAATAGAAATTCTCTTATTGATAACAGATGACTTAAGTTTTGGCTTAGCCTTAGAGGTTTCTATAGTTGCAGTAAGTTTCAACTTCATACCTGTTAGTTGAAGTCCACCAGATTGGAAGAAGTAATTAAGTGGAAGCTTAACAGTTAATGCACCAGCATTATTATTGGATGCTCCACTAGTAACAGATACCATAGAAGAATCTATGTACAAGATATCTCCTTGTGATACATCATCTCCATTTGTACCACCGTATTTTATCCCACTACCAGTTCCTAAAGTATATACTTCAAGAACATAATCTTCTGGACTAAATGGAGCAAATTGCTGCTGACCATAATCTAATTGTGCAGCAATACTAACTGTATTATCAACACCGTCAATAGTTACACTTTCAATAAACTGTTTTCTAGAATAGTAAGTAATACCACTATCATCATCACTCTTAATTGTTCCAGCAATTTTTGAATTTGGTAGAGGAATTACAAGTGTTGCTTTACCAGAATTTTCAATTTTAGCTCTAACACGTGTCACGGTATTAGATGAAAATCCTCTACATAAACGTTGCTTTAAGTATATACGAGCAGGATTATCTGTTGCTGGATCACATACTTTAGCAACTTCATACTTATAAGTCTTACCACTTATAGTAATTTGAATAAGATCATCTTCAACCAAATCAGTAGATGGCCTTGCACCGTAGTTTGTTGCCTCGATATAATCACAATCTGCTGTACCAGACCACTGTAAATTATTAGTAATTGTGTACAGATCTGTAGTATCAGAATCTGAGAATTGAATATCACCAGTTAATTTCTTATCACTTTGACTTCCGTGTGTCATACCAAGGGAACGGACATCTTCTATACCATAAGTCTGAATGACATCCTTGAATAATACAGCTCTTACATAAGCATCTGGATCACTACCACTATGAGTTCCACTATCAGAAACTGAACATATAGGAGGTACATCAAATCTATCAAGAATCTGTCTGTATCCTAGATCAGTGAATCTTACCTTCTGAATATAATTCGTTTGTCCATTTATACCATTTGCAGGTGCAGAAGTACAAGTAATATAGTTACTTTGATATTTTCTATTACCAATCTTTAAAGATATATCCTGTGCAGTGGCAGCATAATTTGATCCACCATAAGGAACAGTAAAGTGACTAATGCGTCCATTTACTGCTATAACAGCTGTCTTCGTACTATCATCTGCATCATATATTTCTTCTCCTTCAACAAAAGAACCAATTACTTTAGATAAAGTAAGAACTGTTCCGTAAGATAAGGTAGCAATTGATGGATCATTATTACCCACAGAAAGACCACCTTCTACAACAGCAGTACTACCACTAATAGAACCAATAACGTTAGCTCCTGTATCAAAAGCGTGATTTCCTACTAATTTAATTCTTGTAAATAAGATTGGGTTTGTATATGACAAATCAAATGTGCAATCTTGATTGCTTTTAGAAGAAATTACATTCTTTGTTTTATCAAATCCATTAGGCTTATTTCTAAATTTAAAATCTCTTGCAATTGCACGACCAATGATAGGTGACATTGGCATTGTGTAATCAATAATACAACCATATACTATACTACCATTAGAAGTTGAGTATATCATACAGGTGTTTACGTTTGCAGCTGTACCACCAATCGTTACATCTGCTTCACAAGGGCCTTGTGCTTGTTGTGCTATATGAATATTAGTAAGAGTCTTAATCGGACCTCTAAGAATTAACTCCTGCACAACGTGGGGTACAGAACCTGGATTCATAGAACTATCTTCTGCCCAAGCTGTTAATCCTTTAACATCATCTTTAAATGCTACGTTTGTACGACCAGCAATTACCTCTACTGGTGAATGGTTGGCTCCATCCCAAACATACATTGTCTTTGCAGCACCAGTTTTCAACGTTGTGAATACTACATCAGTAATACTAGCAATAGGATCTGCTGTAATTGCTACACCACTAGTAGTACTAGTACCTTGATATACCCAGATGCTCATTACAGCATCTTCGTTAGCGTAAGTTGTTCCTCTATATGTGTTTGTTGAAAATACCTTTGACTCCGTAGTATCTTCTGCTTCGACATATGATCCGTTTATTACATTTTCACCATCAGGATTAGTTCCAAAATGAGAATCGATATACTTACGGTATAGATCTATCTTTTTAAATGGAGTAGCTTCACCATCAGGAGTGGAACTAATAGGAACAGTACCTTTTACAGAACGAAGAGGAATACGAGATAAAGGAGATCCATATATTCTAGTATTTTGTCTATCTTGTGTTGCTTTGGCTTTATCTAAATCTATGTACTTAGGATCTGTATTTTCTACTTCATAACCACGAATATATGCTTTACCTGGACCTACATTCAATACTAACTTATCAGCAGCTTCATCTGTAGTAAAACCATTAACTAAACCATCAGCATCAACATCATAGAATCCAGCACCATTTTTATTGTAATATTCCTTAATATCTGATGTAAATGGCTTGACAACATAGTCTCCAGATTCATCATACGTTCTACGTGCTAATATTTCTTCTATCTGACTAGGAGCAGTTTGCTTAATCTGTCTCTGTATTCTACCTTGTTGGAGATATAGTAACTGTACAAAATTCTTATTTGAAGGAGAATCAACATCAAACTTCTCTAGTTGGAGAGTAATCTTTAATCTATGTGCACCTGGTGCAGAGAAATTAGAATATCCCTGTGCATTATCCTTAAGAGATACATCGTCTTCAGGAGTAATGATTGTTTCTGTAATGGTCCAACCAACCTTATATGAAGTATCAGTAGCATACTTCGCTAAAATCAATGTCTGAGCGTCGTTTTGAACGAAATGACCATTGATAAAGTAAATACCTCTTTGGACGTTTACAGCAGATCCATAACCCATTGCAGGACTACTTGAAGGTTTGATGCCATCAGAACCTACAACTAGAGTGGGATTATTGTCTGTAGTTTCGTTTTCTAACTTAAGTGACTCCCCTTGACGGAATCTACTATCTGAATTATCAGAACCTGAACTGATATACTTAACAAAAACGGTATCAGAATCTAGAGTCGTTTCGTATGAATAGTTATCAATAAATGCCTTAACACCAGAAGTCTGGCCGACCATAACCTTGCCAACCAACTGAGAAATGTCGTATTTAACGAAGTTAATTTCACCATCAACATTCTGAGCAATTTGAGAGACGCTACTTAACTTAACATATTCATAAGTATCCGAATAAGATACTTCACCAGGGATCACCATCTGACCCTGTTTAAACATACTATTACCAACCGACTCAAGTTGCCCCTGCAACATTGACTGTAGTTGGGTTAGTTCTCTGGCTTGGATAGAATATCCTGGACGGAATAGAATCCTATAGAAATTCTTCCCCGCATCAAAGTCGTCGAAATACGGGGTTCTATTCAGGTTGGTATTTTGTGGCATCTCTTAAGACTCTTTAATTAGAACTCAACTACGAGCTTGATATCTTCAATCTGGTCAGAAGCACGAGAGATAGCACGACGGTTCTCAATGTAAATGATATCGCCTGAGTTTTTCGCAATCTCTGCATTAGAAGCACCGCTTGCAAAAACTACACCGCCATCTGTCTGTCCACCAGGTGTATTATATGAACTATTTACCGTAGCAGTAGAAAGTGATCCTGCACCAGAAACAACATCAGCTGTGTTGGTAAATGGGTAAACAACGCCATTATGTGTATGACGATCAGGAGACTGGAAGTATTTAAGGATGTTGTATGTTACACCATCAACAGTTCCCTTCCAAGAAACAACTGTACCCTTAGCAGTTACCGATGAACCACCAGAAGTATATGTCTGTGAAATCTCTTCATCAACGAAGAAATCACCAGAAGGACTCTGAACCTTCAATGCAGGAGTTGCACTTAAGTTATCAGCAGTTGCAAAGTCTGTAGTACCGAAGTTGTATGGGTCACGAAGTAGACCAATACGACGGAAGTCATTATCTGTTGGGAAGTCACCTTCTCCTTCATCATAGGTCAAACGAGTGTTGACCATAACTCTTTTACCACCCAATTCTTCTACAGGGTCAGCACCGTGTCCACCTTGAGGAGGAATGATAACTTCTACAGCACCACCAGTTGCGTCACTGTTAGCGTCAATATCAGATCCAGTTGTTAATCCACTATCACTATAAACATCTCCAAAGTTGATAGATGCATATGTGTATCCAGTACCAGCAGCCTGTAGACTTGCCTCAACAATAGAACCAGAATCAACTACAAGTTTTGCAATACCAGCAGAACCATCACCCTTAATTGGAGTGTAGTAAGTACCAGCATCATAGTTAGAACCTGAATCGGTAATAAGAATCGTATCTATAGCACCGTTAACAGCAGCAGAAGTAACAGCAGTTTCTTCAATAATTGGAAGGAAGTCAGTTGACAAGAACTTCAATACGCTGTCAGTAGGGATAGTATACATATACTTCCATACATATGGACGCTTACCATCTGTTCTGAATCCTGGGTTACCAGCATCTTCTGGTTCGATAAAGACACCAGAGATAGACTGAACCTTAGTAGGTTCTGTAACTGATACTACACCGTTAGGATCTGTAGGAGTTTGACCATTATATAAACACTTAAAGACCTCATAGTTGCTATTCATCACATAGAATGTAGAAGCAAATAATGAGGTAGCACCAGTAGCAGCAGTCTTAGAACTAGAATAATCGGGCTTGTACATATCGTACACTGTGTTAGCACCGAAATTATAACGCTTAACCACGAATGTTAAATCATCTTTCTTAACTCTTTTAAGAGAGATCATATCATCGTAGATCTCGAACTTCTCTTCTTGAGAGTCAAAAGGTGATGTAGGAACGTTCTCAGATCCAGTCCTCCACACACCAGCCTTACCAGTAGCACCACTTGCATTACCAGTAACAGTAGTACCAGCAACGAAATTAGAGTTCTGACCTAGTGTACCATTTACACCAGATAATAGGACAGAATTTGGAAATACTTTTTCGACTGTACCATATACAGAAGCACCACCAGGATATGAAGTACCTTGATATACAACCTCACCTACTTGAAAGGTGTTGTTGATTGCATAAAGTTCAAGATATGCTTTCCATTCTTGGGGTCTTCCAATAAAGAAGTAGAGTCTTGTACGTTGTGTACCTGCCTCAGCTGCTGCTTCTTCAGCAGGAGTGGAGGTTGTGGGTTCAGATAATGCCTCGACGAACTGTTGGGCATTATGTATCCTGAACAGATCAGTGATAATAGCAGACATTGTTTTCTAAAAGTGTTTCTGAGACTGGATCCGAAAGTTATTTATATTTATAGATCTAAATCTGCGGTGATTATATAGTCACCTGCGACATAGGAGTCAGTATTGGCATCATTAAACCACATCAACCTGACACCATATTGATCTGATGTCATATTTGTAGAATCATCCATAGAGATACGGATTATCGTTGTGGCAGTTTGAGCAGTGGCTGAGATATTGTGGGTTACTGTACGCCAATCATCAAACGTAGAGTCTGAATAAGTCGCAACTGACCCAATATCATTGAATGTAGTTCCACCATCTATACTGTAACTCAGCATCAAATCGTTTATTCCAGCAGAAGGTGTATTACCACCATTGCTACCGTTACCACGAATCGCACTAAATGTTACCGTATTGTATGTAGTCAAGTCAGTAGGAGCAAATGTTGCGGATCTAGCTCCACTTGCACCTGAGAATAAGAGATAATTGATGTTGGAAGCAAAACCTCCTGTGCCTGTACCTGTACCACCTGCAACGACTGATGCCCCTACATTAGTAGTACCGAAATCATAAGCACTAAATCCTTTTTCGACTACACCTATTGGATTGACACGTGTACACCCAACAAAACGATCGGCAAATGCTTGTGTATACGTAATCTTCTCTCTCTTATCTTGATCACTGGCACTTCCAATAATTAAACTACCTCCACTAGCAGGGAATCCAGCAGTAGATGTAACAAGTAAAGTATCTGTACCATTTGGATTATCCAAAGCAGGATACTTTAAAGTTGTACCAAAATGTATTTTTGATCCTTGCATAAAGTTGAAGTCATTGGTATCACCAGGAGCTACAACTTTAGAACCAGCAATTTCAGCATTTTCAAAATCACCAACGGCAAGGGTAGGATAGAAATCAGAGAAGAATCCAATAGTCATATCACCCATAACGTAGTTAATAGTATTTCCTTTACCATCCACATAAGAACCAGTGTTATTAGTGGTACTTTGAGGTTGGATTTCAAACTTGAAGCTTTCTAGGTACTCTAGATGAGGACCAAGAAGGCCAGGACTGAATGTATCCTTACCAATCAATGAATCACCTAAATTACCAGCCTGTCTCTCAAGACAACCTGACTGAGCACTAATCTTAGTTTCTGTCTTCTTATATTTCGATAAAGCAACTGACACACCTTGTACACCACCAGTACACTGAGTTTGTGTAACTTTAGTTCCTTTATGATCACATTTAAGATCTGCTGGTCCTAATTCAAATAGAATTTGTGGTTGACGTTTTGTGGTAATATCACTCAGAGGAAGAATCTTTCTAATGATAACTCTAGGATCAGAAGTCCTATTAATCAGATATGAAGGACTACCAGCATTACCAAATACCAATGTGGTACCAAGAGGTAGCATTGATCTCCATTGAGGAGCAGAACCACCTTTGAAGATAGTGTCGATATATGATCTAAGACCACAACGAAGATCTATCTGTCTGTTAATACCGAAAGTAGTAAGGTTCTTAATATTAATAGGATCCTTACGAATAACGAAATATCCTCTAGTAAATAAAACTTGAGGTGGTACTTTATATCCCGATCCTGATGAAATAATTTCAATATCACTTACTTCACCTCTAGTAACGATAGCATTTGCACGTGCACCACCACCTGTAGGTGATCCAATAGCAACACCATTTTCATCAAGTAAAGAAGCACTACGGAAAACTAGTACTGGTGGTTCACGATAATTCTTGGAAATTTGATCTTCTAAATCATCTGAGTATATTGATGAAGTATAACCATATTCTTGTGATATGTTATTAGCACTTGCATTAGCAGGTATAAATGCTCCACCAAGACGATCTTCACCTTTATTCAATACATTATCATTTCTCCAGTTAAACTGATTATCAAAGTAAGTACTGTTATCTCTCTTAGAAACAACAAGACTATTAACACCACCTGGTTTTAGATATTGAAGACCAATAGATTCAGTACCAACAGTACCATCAATATAAATTTTTTCACCTGGACGGAAATTAGCCTCTACTGGATCAGTGTAAGGATTGCCATCTAGGTAGTTACTATACAATTCTACAGTCTTTCTAGCAGGAACGTAGTTCTTAACTGTAGCCTGCCATACTATAGCAGAACTAGTATTATTCTGATCAGCATACTGAACCAGAATATCGCCTGGTAAATATTCCTGATTTAACTGTCTACTAGAAACAAGTGTGTGGTATCTTAATTCTGCGTCAATACGAGCAACAGCTTGTCCACCATCACCCTCAATCTGTCCAGAGTAAGGACCAACGTTAACCACAACTTCATACTCATAAGATCTAAAGAATGATCCAACGGTAGTATCACTGTCATAACCAGAGGTTACAAGTGCTTCTCTAGCAGCACGTATGATTGAACGTGTATCTGCCTCACCGTCGATTTGAATAAGATCTCCTGGTTTCAAATTAGATTCTAATCTATCTTGTCTATTAAATAATCTTTCTCTAAGATCAACGTTAACTAGTTCTTCTACTGCTGTAACATTAGCATCAAGTAAAGAAGCACTAGCTCCTCTATCTCTCGTGATACTTATAGTACCACCTTCCCAGTTAACTTTCTGTGCTGTAACACCTTCGACGAATATAAGGTTCCTAGAACCAGGTTCCCAGTTCTGCTTATAAATTCTACCTCTAGCATACGAATACTCATAGGTATGTGCATTAGAACTAGCATCAGTTGATACCCAACAATCAGCACCTTCAACAGGAATGATAACCTGTGTATCTAAAGTTAACTTGAAGAACTTCTTAAATGTGCCAGGTGGCTCAATATTATATCCTAAGAGAATACGTTCTGGATCTAAACCAAAGTAGTACAGAATGAAGCAAGCAGATCCTGTTGAAGGAGGTTCATTGAAAATTACATAGTTATCTTCTATCCTATACGCTACTTTATTTTGCTGAATAACGCCGTTCAATATAATTACAATATTTTGATTTCTTTCTGCATAGAAAGGAACACCACTACGTTCTAATTCAAATATAGTCTGAGCACTATTAAACTGAGGTTCAATAGAATCTAACTTGTAGTACTTACCGTGCTTATATCCGAAGAACAGTTGTTGAATACCTGGAGCAATAACATCAGTACTAGTAGAAGTAACAGTAGTTAAAGTAGCTTCACTTTGAACATCTTCACCAGCAAGAAATTCCTTCTCAGTCATTTCTACCTGAATCTTATTAGGATTAGGGAAGTCCTGAGTTATCGTCATTAGATAGTTGTTGTTATTAAAAGCAGTCTCCTTAATAGTTGTAGTAACTATACTAAACAACGTATTGATAGCGGATTCAACTTGAGCACACTGAGGAAGTGAATCAACAGTAATAGTAAGATCTCTATTAGCAGTTAAAGTACTATGAACAATAGGCCATCTTTCTGGAATAGTTCTTGCTACATTGGCTTCAAATGTAGTTGGAGATTGTACTGCATCCTCGATTAAAGTAACAAATGTATTAACAGCAGATTCTACAGCAGCACATTCATTAGATTCCTTAGTGATAGAGGGATCTTTAACTTGTGTCAAACCGTGAGATCCAACTGCATTAACAGTATTACTACGTATTACGTTTGCAAGAATAGTCTTTAAATGTCCCATTACATTTAAGACTTCTGGTATTTGGTGTTGAATATGCTCTAAATATCCACTTCTATCAATGAATAAATCAGCAGCATCCCATACCCTGTTATTACCACCATACTTAAGGTTCCATACAATAGCCTTAAGAATGTCTTTAACGTCATCGACACAATCACCAAGTGCATCGTGTGAAGAAGCACGAGGATAGGTATGGACAGTTTCGTGATTATCCATTGAACAAGTCAATGAAAGAGCATCACGGAAGAACTTAAATCCAGTTCCTCTAGACAATCTATGTTCTCCAATATCCATTATCAAATCACCTGTAATAGGATCATATCTACCTACAGTTGGTTCGTATGCTAATGGAAGTGATTTACCTACAAATAATGTAATTGTACCAGCACCAGCATCTACTGATTGTAGACTTAATGTTCTACCATATGCAGGATCAGTAGGTCTAGGATAAGAATGAGGAGTCTCATTTGCATCCATCTGACATCTCATTACAAGAGCATTAGGATCTATTGTGATGGTATTAGAAGTAGTTAAACTATGTCCACCAATTGTAAGAACAAGAATACCAGTGTCGGGTGCAAATGTTGCATTAGTTGGAGTAAACTTAGCACCTGTATTAGCAGTAATTGAATTAGTTAATGCTCTATCAAATGTATGCTGATAATCACCACCTGTCAGAATTACTGCTCTCTTAACACTATTTGGTAATGAACCTTGATATACGTGAGTAGTAACGTTACTTGAAGGTACTGTAGTATTAACTTGTACTTGGAATGTATCACTTGTCTTATTCATTACCTTCAACCAAGAACCAGATGCAGGATCTTTCTTGTGCTCAATACCATCAGTCATAGCCTGATTTGCTACGAAACTATGTGCTGTGGTGTTAGTAGAAGGAATAATATCTAATACAGTAACATCGAATGTTTGTCCTGAAGCATTAGAAATTTCTAACCACTTATTACTTGGGTAATCCGTATACCTAGGATATGAGTGTTGTGTCTGATTCGTGTCTTCTGTACAAGTAAATGTAAGTGCACCATCTTTAAATCTAATCCAATCACCATCAGATAAGTTGTGTGTAACACCAACATCTACTGTTAGTACACCTGTACTACCATCATATAAAGTACCATTACCAGCAGTAAAGGAATCAGTTATCGCTCTAGGATATGCGTGATCATCAGCCTGTCCATTTTCATCACAACGGAATATAACAGCACCGTCAGCAAATTGTACATAATCTCCATTATCAAACCCGTGACTGGTGATAGTGACTTCCATAATACCCGTTGATGGGGTATAAGTTGCATTAGTTGGTGTCTGACCTACCTGAGGTGAGAATAGATGAGGAGTTGTATTTGAAGATTTACCAACGTTTGTTACAATAACACCATCTTGCTTAACAATACCATTTACAAGAGCAGAAACAAATGTGTGAACGGTCTCGTTAGTAGAAGGTAAAGTCTCTAAACATTGTATGTCAAAAGTATCAGGTGTAACATTTGATACAGATATCCACTTATCACTAATAGGATCTGTTGCCCTAGGATATGGGTGCCTGGTTAAGTTACCATCTTCCGCACAAGTAAAGGTTAATGATCCATCTGCAATCTTAATCTTATCTCCACTTGTTAGTCCGTGACCTTGAGATGTAATGCATAAAGGACCAGCACCTTGGAATGTATGAGGAACATTATGACTAATAACACCTTGACCACCATTAACATTAACAGTTACACTAGTATCATCTACTTTAAGGATTGGTAGGAATACATCATAAGCATAATCAGCACCACTTGTAGTATTAGCACCTACTGCTCTAGGATATGTCTTGGTTTGAGTTACGCCATTGTACTCACAACTGAATGATAGTGAGTTAGCAGTGATCTTAATACTATCGTAAGTAGTAAGATTATGACCAGCACCTAAAGTTATTTGCATATCACCAGATGCAGGACTATATGCAGCATCTGATGGTGTAAATTGGAGAGTAGGTACTGTTAGAGTTACTATTCCAGTATCAGGAGCATATGCAGCATTGGTAGCAGTAAGAGGAGTACCTTCATACTTGATATAAGCAGCATCATCATAATATGGATCAGCTATAGTACCAACACCAACTTCTATTGGTGCAGATGATCCTTGGAATGTATGAGTATAATTACCACCACTAATTAATGCACCAGCAGTAGCACTTATGAATGTATGAGCAGAATTAACACTAATAGCACCTTGGCCACCATTAACGTTAAGTGTAATAGTAGTTCCAGTTGCTGATGTAATCTCTAATGGAGTATCGTAAGCATAATCAGCACCACTAGATGTCCCTGCTCCAGTTGCTCTTGGATATGTGCTTTGACTAGTAGCTGATGCTATACCAACGTTACAAGAAACTGTAGTTCCTGTTACAGCAGTAATTGCTATTGCTTGGTTATATGCAGGGTCAGTCGTTCTTGGATATGGATGATCAGTAGCGTGATTATCTGCATCACAAGTAAAGGTTACCTTACCAGCACCAATTGTAATTGTGTCACTAGTTGTGTAGCTATGACCACCGATAGTTAATTCTAATATACCTGTTGTTGGATCGTAATCAGCGTCAGTTATATCTTCTTGAGTACCAGCAATTGTAACTGCATTTGTTACTGTACCACCGCTATAAATGTGAGTTCCAACAGCAGCAGGACACTCAAAAGTTAATGAATCTGTAGCAAGTTTAATACTTGTACCTGTAGATAAATTATGAGAACCAATGGTTAATACCATATCACCCGATGTAGGGTTATATGTAGCATTTGATACATCATAATTTACAATAGGTGATGCACCCACATCAATAGTAAATGTTCCACCTGACTGGTCTACAGATTTAATTTGAACTGTTTCACCACTAATAGGATCGGATGAACGTGGGTAGGTTTTATTACCAGAACCCATTGTACAACTGAATATTAATGAATTATCTGGGATTCTAACAAATTGACCAGTAGTGTAAGAATGAGCTCCAATATTCAATTCTAGAATACCTGTTGCTGGTGTATAAGTAGCATCACTAACAGTTTGTAATGTACCAGTAGCCATTCTTGCTACTGCTTCTTCAGCAACGAAAATCTTGTTATCTGATATTAGTTTTGCAGCATCAATAAAGGTATTTGCTACAGGGTTGTCGATATTGTAAGGATCAGCATATACACCAATTGAATTTTGTGTTGTTTCTACAAATGTATGTGTATAGTTACCACCAGAAATAATAGCATCGTTAGCAGCACTAATAAATCTGTGAGTGTAACCTCCACCACTAATTACTGCTCCAGGAAGTGATCCAAGATAGGTATGTGGAGTTACATTGGTAGAAGGAGCTGTATTCAATACGTTAATGGTAATAGTACCAGCACCTTGATCAGAGGCCTTGATATTAATTGCAGTATCGTGGAATGGATCTTTCTTCTTACTAATACCATCAGCAACTGCTGAAACAAATACGTGAGTATTAGTATTTGTGGAAGGAATTGCATCTAAAACAGTAACTTCAAATACTGTAGTATCAGCCTGAGTGTTGGAAACCTTTAACCATCTATCGTGTGGATAATCCGTTTCTCTAGGATATGTTTTTGTCTGACCACCAGATGCAGCACCAACATTAACTGTGATAGTACCAGCACCTTGATCTACAGCATCAATTGCAATTGCTGTATTATAAGCAGGATCTCCAATACGAGGATATGTGTGAGTAGTAGCATTACTGTCTGCATCACAAGTAAATGCTATAGCGTTTGCAGCAATTAATACAGTATCGCTGGTTGATAGAGTATGAGTTCCAATTGTAAGAACCATTTCTCCATTAGAAGAATTATAATTTGCACCAATGACATTGTAGTTAGTTCCACCAGAAGAAAGTGCATCAATAGAAGTTCCACCAACATATGTGTGGTTTGTAGTACCATAATCACAACTAAGTGATAATGAACCATCAGCAAATTTAATCCAATCACCATCTACTAATCCGTGGTCACCAGTTGTGGTAACACTCATAATACCTGTTGTTGGATTATATGTTGTGCCAGTAGTTGCGGTTAATGGAACTGTAGCTGTTCTAGGATATGAATATGTTCCACTACCTTCTGTACAACTAAAGGTTATAGAAGCATCTCTTAACTTAATACTTTCGTTTGTGTTTAAACTATGTGTACCAATAGTTAGAACCATATCACCCGTCTGAGGGTCATATTGAGCATCACTAACATTATGATTTACTAAAGGAGAAGAACCAACTTGAAGTGTAATCTTACCCTTTTCTAACTCGATAGCATTAGGTACTGAACTTACGTAAGTATGTGCATCAGTGTTAGTAGAAGGAATTGTATCTAATACTGATATATCAAATGTATTAGTTTGTACATTTGAAATTGGCATAAACTTACCACTAATAGCATCAGTAGGACGTGGATATGCAGAACCAGGAGAACTTACACCAACATCAACTGTAATAGTTGTGCTACCTACTGCTTTAATTCCAATTGCTTTGTTGTATACAGGATCAGTAGAACGTGGATATGAATGATCAGAACCAAAGTTGTCTAGATCACATTGGAAAGTTAATGATCCAGCAGCAATAGTAATTGTATCTACAAGTGTAAGATTATGTCCAGCACCAATAGTTAATATTAAATCACCAGTGCTAGGAGTATACTGAGCATTGGTGACATCCATTTGAGAACCACCTGTGACAGTTATAGCATTGGTTGCTGTTCCACCTGTATAGTTGTGAGTTCCACCACCATAGGTACAACTAAATGTTATTCCACCATCAGCAATTTTAACTTTATCTCCATTCTCAAATCCGTGATCTGGAACGGTAACAGTCATAATACCTGTAGTACCACTATAAACTGCACCAGTAGCAGTATGGAAAGTAGATCCAGTACTTACGATATTAACAGCAGTATCAAAGTAAGGATCGGTTGTTCTAGGATAAGTCTTGACTGTAGCCTGATCATCCATCTCACAACTGAATGATAGTGAGTTAGGAGCAATCTTAACAGCAGTATTTGGTTTAAGGTTATGAGATCCAATAGTTAATTCTAATAAACCTGTAACAGGATCATAGGAACCATCAGTAGGAGTATGAGTAATATTAGTTGTAGCACCTACATTAACAGTAACATCATCACCTGTCACATTTGTAATGGCCAAAGTTGACCTGTAAGCAGGATCACCCTGTCTTGGATAAGTCTTATCGCCAGTTCCCATTGTGCAACTAAATTTTAGTGCATTATCAGCAATGGTTATGAAATCTTCTGTAGTAAGCTCGTGATTTGGTATAGTTAGTACAAATGTACCATTAGCAGGAGTGTATACTGCATTAGAAGGTGTTAGACTGAAGTTAGATGTTGCTGCTCTCTGATAATCATATAGATTGTCTATACCAAACTTATTACGTACCGCAAGGATAGTCATATCCTTAAGATACTTCATAGCCCATAAAGTTGCTTCTACTTCACCCTCAATATGCTTAATATCAGAATTAGGATCTGAAGGATCTAACAAATACTCTTTAGCAGCATCAAATGTATTACTATTACCACCTTGGATAAGGTCATTTGCCATTGCCCTAAGAACAGACTTAAGGTCAACAATACACTGATTTCTACCTAATCCTGGATATTGGAAATATTCAGGTTTGAATTTACTAGTATCATCCAATATACCAACTGATTCTTCTGCTAATACAGAAGCATTGTCTTTAATGATATTAGCAGCATCTAGATACTTGTTGCCTCGGAAATATCTCTTAGCAACGATTTCACCTCTTGCTCCAGAAGTTTGGCCAACAACAAAGTCATTTACTAACCAATTAGTTGCATCACCAATATCTAATTCTACAATCTTACCAACTTGTCTTGGTGCTTCACTAAAGGTAATCTTACTAGTACCAATACCACCTGGTGTTAAAGTAAATGCAACATCAGGTTCTTGTATAACACCATCTAAAGAAACGTATAAATGATCATTTTCGGTAATAGTAATACCAAGATCAAATTCTTTAGTAGTACCATCAAATTGAGAAGTGATATTAGTCGCTTCTAGCATCCATTCAGCATTATTAGTATCATCCTGGAATTTCATCGACTTTCCGTAGAAAGTTACACCAGGAACAGCAATACCAGTACGATCATCAATATATGGTCCTAATGGCGGTGAAGCAAAGGTTATTGTCGATCCACTGATTGTATAAGCAGTATCAGGATCCTGTAAAACACCATCTAAAGTAACGATTAATTGTCTTGCGTTATATGGAGATAGTACTTCATTGATATCTTTCTTGAATAATGTAAATTGAGTCGTACCAGTGATTACCCCATTAGACTGAATAGCACCATCAAATTCTGGTGATAGATCTAAGTCAAATACTTCAATTTCAACGTTATTCTGTTCACTATAGTTAATAGTTCCCTTACCACGTTGTTTCGACATAGAATCGACTCTAACGTGGGATTGAGTAATCTTTCTTGACTTATGAGAACAAGTAACACCCAAAACGCCTGGTTCTATAATACTAAGAACAGCACCAAAGCCATTATCCTTAATACCCGATTGTGGAGTGTCAATGGTCTTAGGTTGCGTTCCATCACCTTCAGACTCGATTAAGACCTCTCCAAAGAGGTTAAATCCAGCAGGATGGGTAAAACGCTTAACAAAGTCTCTCCAGTCATTAATAGAGATTGTAGACTTAACTACGTAAGAATAATCTTGATAATAGACTCCATCTTGGACTTTCTGCGAAACTGCACTTAATTTACTTCTATCACTCGAATATGAACCAACTGAAGTACTTGTGGGTCCAATTTCAGGAACAATGTCTGCTACAAAGATTTTTTGGATACTTGCATAACTACGAAGTGTTTCACCGTAGATTTGATACCTAGAATCGAAGTTTCCGTAAATACCCTTCAAACGAAGAATATTAATACCATCAACCCAATAATCGACTCTACCAGAAGCAATTACGTCTCCACCAAGGTTTCTTTGCGTAATTAGCTCTCCATTCAAGAATGCCTTATCTGGCATATTGTTTAGAGTCATTACAATAGGTGGATTGACTTGTGGAGTCAATGTTGGGTCATTGTTGAAGTCTTTACCCGAAGATATGATTTCTAGAGTTGCTAACTTACCAATATCGTCTCCGTGAGCAAATAACTTGACATCAGATTCATAAAGACGTAAAGTAGTTGTATCAGCATAATCAATACCTTCAACTGTAGGAATAATACGGCCTACACTTCCATCTGATCTTAATTCAACATTAAACTTAGCATTTGCTCCATTTCCAATATTTTCAAGCAATACAACGGGTTTTGAGTAATTTAATCCAGTATCAGTAACTGTAACAGATACAATTCTACCATCGATGATATTTGGAGTAAAAGCACCTCTAAAACGCTTATTTAAGAAGACACCAGGAACTAAAGGTGGCATTGTATAGTTTTTACCACCACTAATGACTTTAACCCTCTTAATCGCTCCTACAGCGTATAGAGAGTCCGTATAATACTGAACGTTCGTAAATCCTTCATTTTGAGGAGTAGTAGTAAGCCTATAAGCAAACTCCATCTCATATCCATAAAAAACGGGATGTTTACCTGCAAATGGATCTTCCACAAGAGTAAAGAACTGATTTTCGCTATCAACCTTATCAGCTACCTCTCCATAATAAATTTTAGGAGGAATATCTAGTACAGGTGTACTATTCCAAGTAGATCCATCTATAGGTATACCATATCCCAATTGGAATGTAGTAAACGATCCAGTAGCACCTGGTTTAGTCTCTGATTCAAAAGACTGTATTAAATCGGTAGTTTTATAAACATTTTCATAGAATTTAAGATTCCTGTTGAGTAGAGAGGTATCACTAGTGTCAAATAGGTAACGATATGTTCTTTGAATATCTAATGTAATATTTTTATTCCATTCTGTCTCTCCATCCTTCCTAAACCTAAATTTCAAAGAAGTATCTGGAGCACTGGCTATAGAAACCTGTTTAGCAGGAGTACTACCATCTAAAAATGCAGATGATGTAGTAATTACTGTATCACCTTCATTCTGATAATAAACAGTAAGGTCTTGAGTCTCAGAATTGTAAGAATCTACAAATGCAGTATTTCCACCAAAGGATATACTAGCATCTTTCGTAAATCTATAAACATTAGATACTAACGTTACAGATACACCTTCTATATGATCTTCTGCTTCAGATCCATTGACACCACGTCCTACAGTTATTTCGTTACCTGAAACACTAACAACTTCGCAGAACTCATCAGTAATTTGAACTATATCACCTGCTGAAAAACCAGATGCACTAGTAGTTAATATGACAGCATCAGATTTGGCACAACCAGCAGCATCGACAAAGAATGAGCAATCTTGACTATTAACGTTACCACCTAGTAAACTAGATTGTATAGTTAAGATATTTCCGTAACCATACCCATCACCTTTATTTGCTATAATAAATGACTCTACGTGGCCACCAGCATTTGTAGTAAGGGTAATTGTTGCACCTTGACCAGTACCAGAAACATTATTAAGGCTAAGTCCAGCAAAAGTAGTTGATGGTGTAAATCCACTACCAGCATTAACTACAGTTAATCTAGCTACCCCAGATCCATTGATATCAGTGACTTTTGTGGGTGCGTTTAATTTAAGTGTGTTGTATTTCTTAGTCTCTACATAATATTTCTGTGTAGAGATACTAGAATCAGGTTGAACGGTAACAATAACATCATCACCAACTGCTAAACCGTGTCTCTTGGTAGCAGTTTTAAGAACAGCAATATTATCTTCTACATCAAGTAATGTAAATTCTTTAGATAAAGATCTAACATTTACAATAGTTGCCGAATCTTCACCAATAGCACAACCATTACCATTAGCAAAGAATCCAAGTTTATTATAAGATGTGCTAGGGATAGTAACAGTATTACCATCTACAACAGTAGTTAATAAATCTGGGTTAGCATTCTGTAATTCTACAATAACAGTATTTTTATCAAATACGTTCCGTAAGACCTTACCAATAGCAGCTTCGTGTGATACACCACCATCATTAACAGCATAAACAATTAATGATCCAACATCTGCTACAACAGTGTCGTCAAAGGTTATATTGTAAATTTCTGTAGTTGAACCGATTGGATCAAATTTATTAAATGTTCCTGTAACGTTTTTAACTACAAATTTATTATCTTCTTCAATCTTACCTATAACTGTTCCTGTAGCACCGCTATTATCCTGTGTAAGGACAGTATTGTGGTTTAAGTATACATTATCATTACAAGTAAGATAAACGTTCTTAGGAGTGTTACAGGACAAGGATGCAACTTCTTGACCTTGAATTTGGTCTACAGCAGCAAATAGTCCATCTCCATTATCATTAATAGAATTATCAACATATAGAACGTCTTCATTCGTGAAATTGAAAGAAGACTGATGAACCTCAACATTTGTAATTGGCCCATACTCAATTCCACTAACTCTGGAAGTTAATAACTCTCCTGTCTTATCATTTGCACTAACAGTCCTTCTACGGACTCCATTTGGTAAAAATGCTTGTCTAGACTTAGGTTTCCAGTTTTCTTCGATAGGAACGTTATAAAATGCCTCACCAATTGTATATGGGAAGGTAGGTGCTTCCGTATCATCAGTAGTCATAAAATATGCATAGACACCATTGGGAAATTCAGGTGTTGTGCAAAAACGTCCATTATTAGCATCTAGATCACCTAAACGCTCTTCAAATTCATAATCATTAGTAAAACGACCTAATGAGTAAGTTGTTGTGCTTGGTGCATCGGATATTCTACTTGTTTTGAGTTTCCAACTGGATCCCATCCTTTTTATGGTAGGATTAGCAGCAGTAACGTCTTGATAAGCATTTTCGTATCCAAAACTACCATATATGGGATTTCCATCATAAGCCCATCCCAATATTGGAGAATGACTCTTATTTGATAAAGGGTTACCTTGACCATCGACATTATCTATTCTTTGCACCTTTAAAGAAGAAGGAGCAATGATATGACCATATGCATAACCATAATTAGGGTCATTAGAGTCTTCTACGATACCAGAAGCATTTCCATTGTCAACAGACATCTCTAAGTATCTGTTATACTCCCATCTAGTCAAAACGGCAGTTGCAGATGCCATTCTAGACCTAGGAACCAATGTGACAGTTGTAGAACTGTCCACATAGTCAAAACCGCCAGATTGCTTAGTGAATCCAGTAATCTTACCTGTTGTGACATCTATTTGACAGGTAAAGAGTGCACCACCACCTTTTCCACTAGAATCGTAGATAAAAACGTCTGGTGGCTCTGTATAATCAGAACCAGCATCAATTATTTGTGCTTGAGAATTAACAGAGAGATAAATGTTGGCAATTTCACCTTGTTGAATCAAAACAGTGAATAGACCTCCCGATCCACTGGTAAATGTGACATCTGGAGCACTGGTATACCCAGATCCAGAATGTGTAACATTAACAGCAGTAATTTCGCCTAACCCATTAATTTCAGCAGTTGCAGTTGCACCACCTTCAATATTAACAGTAGGTGGAACACTATAATTCCTTCCTGGGTCAGTAATAGTAATTTTTTGAACTGAACCGTAATCTAAACCTCTTTCTGACTTATGATTAAGTATAGGAACACCATTAACCAAAACACCAACTTCTTTTGAGGTCGTAATGTTCTTAGAACTAGCCTCTATTGGTTTTCTAGGTAAAATCTTAAGATATTCTTGATCTTGAGGTGTTTGAATATTGTCAAATGGTCCAATAGCATAAGATGGGAATCCAGAAGACGCAATATAGTAATTTTCAGCATCTCTATAGATTGCAGAGACATCTGAAAGAAGTTTATCTTTAATATTGTTAGTTCCTACGTTACTTGGGTCGGAACCAATTAATTTTGAGAAATTTTCATTAATAATCCATTCATTAGATAATGGTAAGTCATCAGAAAATCCAGATGACCTAAATTCAACCATATTGTTGAAATTAACGTATGGAATACCACCACTAGCTACATCAAAGTAGTTGTCTGCGGTTTCATCATACTCTAGACCAGAACTTGCCTCTGGTTCAATACCTTTAGACTTTAATCCAGATACAAGACCGTATATACGGAGATGCACTTCACCAGAAACTCCATTTTCGTTCCAATGACCAACTAGGTTGTTTTTAGTGAAGGCTCTAACTAATTTCTTATGTGTGTACTCCTGTTTGTTCTGACTATTAACAGCATCCCTCTCTTTTATGATAAATTGAGTTGCAGTTTTACTGCTATAGGTAATTTCTTCAATTCCTATGATAACTCGACCATCTCTTTCTGGAAAACCAATAGTAGAGAAGACATCTATACGATCTCCAGGTCCAGCACTGCTAGAAAGTTCATTCATTAAGAATGTACGTCTTGCTATAGCAAATTCACCCTCTTTAGAACCAGGTGAGATAGTTAATGTGTACTGTAAACTACCTTGATAAGGTTCACCGACTATATTGTCGATAATTGCATTCGCAGCAGTCAATTCTGGGTTGTATGGATCTGGACTCTGTACTACAGGATTACCAACAACCTTTCTAATGTCACCAGATATAGCTTCTACAACTAAAAGTTCTTTATTGTTCCATCCAGACTCAGATGCCTTATAAACATTCTCTTTTGGATAGATGATGTCAGGTTTGACACTAAACAGCATCTGGAAAATAAACTCCAATGACTGTGGTGTACCTTTGACGTTATAAAAGTCCTTTATCCTCTTAACTAAGAGGTTCTTATTCGTTTGATCTCTAAGATAAGGATATGGGAAACCACTAGTATACTGTTCTTCGTAATTCTTGATTAAAGCAGCCAATAAAAGGTTACTTAAGTTGTTAACGACAGCATATTGCTTATGTACAGCAGCTGCAGAGTCAACAAATTTAATATCATTGTATAAATCGCCAAGTTCTGTCTTTGCACTATAACCACGAATACAATTCTTAAATTGAGTCTGGGTTTTGGACGTATATAAGAAGATTTCCTGATCGATCATTATCATCCCATTACTATTTGGGAATCCATCAGTATTATCTACTGTAATATCAATATTATCAGTACCTAACGTTATTTCTACTTCTAAACTTGCTGTCTTAACAAGAATCTCAGGTGAGAATGTATCTACATCAAGATATTTCTCAAAATTATTGATTACATCTTGCGGACCTTCGCTTATGGATAAGGCCTCATAGTACTTCGACAGAAAATTCGTTACGAGGGGATAATCCTCGACAATGAAATCTGGTAACTGACTTTCAATCAGTGCTGCTAGACTTGGACCTGCCATTTATCAGATTAGTGCTTCTTGGGTGATCAGGAATACGCTAGACTGCAAATCTAAACTTAGATATGCTTCACGATAAGCGTATATGTCTTTGTTTAAAGGAGTAACACGAAGTTCGATCCTTTCATCATCATAACTTCCTTTGATTATATTTAACCGATTCAACATTACCTCTCCTTTTTCATAATCTATTGTTCCTTGCTGTGAATTAAGGATAAATCGGTTTTGAGTGGTAGAATCTATTTTATAAAGGTAAACATTACCTTTTTGATCATCGGCCAAATAAACAACATCAGCAGGATAGTCTGCAACAACAAATCCACTACTTTGAACAGCAGGTGTTGTACACCCACTCTTCACTACATTTTGATAGCAAACCTCATATTGAGTAATTGTATTCAATACTGGTGTAAAATCCTTCCTTAATTTGATACTAGTCTCATTGGAAGTGATTGCATCATCAGTAGCATCAACTATACCAACAATACGACTGTATTTAAACCTACCATTAAATTTTTCTAAATCCGATGTAGATCTATACTTGGTAAGTGAAGATACAACTGCTGCTTTCAACTCTGACTCATTTAAAGTTGTCTTAGACTTGTTGTAGTATACGTTTGACTGTAATTCAACGTATGTAATAGAAGGATCAATAATTTCAGGTGTAACTGAAACTACAGCATACTTTTTAAGATCAGTAGAAATTAAATTTTTAGTATACTGTGATAATTTAGCAGAGTAAGACGGTTTTATTACGATTTTGACTTTACCGTATTCTGGTGGGCTAGCGTCTTCTCCACCATAACAAACGATGTCAGCAATTGCAGGGAAAATACGACGGATAATGGATTCGTAGTCGTCTGCTGTAACTGCTCTATTTTGTGCGTTAAAAAACTTCGGAGCATTTCTTTTGACAGAATCAATTGACTCAAGAGTTTCTCCTCCAGATGCTGCTGTAGTGGTTACTAATGAAACTGTTGGTGCATAATCACTAGCACCAGTGCTATCTTCTAATACAGCACCGTATGAGAAGACTTTAGCATTATTTGCAGCATCACCATTAGTTGTGATATATGATACTTCAATATAATTGTTTGTGTCTAATTTTGCACCTAAGATGCCATCACCAAAGATAATCTCGTAACGTTCATCTTCACCTTCTTGTAAGAAGTATACTTGTGATGTACCGTCATATCCAATAATATTATCTGCTAGGCGGTACTCAACCACACTAGTACTACTAAATGTTGGTCTAATAGTAACTTTGAGAGAACTTGTATCGATTCCTGGATTCTGAAGGATAAACCTTTGGGGAACCCCTGCATTGAATGTAAAAGTTTCGAGAACATAATTTCCTTCCTTTATTTCTACACCACTAAAGTTAGCAATACTCTGAGTATTCAATCCAACAACATAATCTTTAGCAGTAATGAAAGAGTATGTGGTACCATTGATTCTAGTAAGAAATTGTGATCCTCTAGGAAGTTTAACAATCTCTGGAATATTTTGCTGAGTACTAAAATCAGCAGCAATATCTAAAACAGCTGTTGGAGACACAGATGACTTGGGAAGATACCCTATTTGCTTGGCCAGAGACACCACATTGTCCCTGAGGGTCGCTGATTCGAGGAACGCCTCATTTACTACCATATTAGCGTTAAACGCCGTGTAATACGTGTTATACGCTAATACATCTAATATGGTAGAAAGAGTCGAACCTTCAAAATCGTAATCAGTGAAATCACTATTACTACGCAGGTATTCCTTCAGAGAGGATTTAATCTCTGTAAAGTCTAAATTGGCAACTTGAACGTAAGACATTTATCGGGTTCTTTCTAGAAAGAATTCTACATCACGAACTTGGACATCAGTAGGTATACCAATAATCTCAAACGAAATAGAGCATTCAAAACCGTTACCATCATAATCAGCATCTACATCACAACGAAGTAGATTGATTCTTGGTTCGTATTTGTTTATTACATATTCAATCTCTTCCTTTAAAAGAGATGCAGTCGCAGCATCAAGAGGTTCAAATAACAAATCTGCAACATTACTACCTAGATCAGGCTTGAAGAATCTTTCTCCCTTCCTGGTCATCACAATATTATATAACGCTCTTTTAACCGCATCTTCATCGGTGGTTATAAGAACGTCTTCTGTAACTGGGTTCATACCCATCGAAATGGATAGATCCTTGAAGTCTACCTTTGTAGGCATCTACAAAATTACTAGTTCGTCACTTTATTTAGCGACTTCGTAAAAGGTATACTTCAAAAACAACTCTTCTCCCTTTTTAATGGGTCTAATAGTACGCATATGATATATCTTACCCCATTCTTCTTCTTCAAATACTTTAACGCAATTAGGAGTTTCACTGTGGTTAACAAACCCACCTAAAGGGGTTCTCATAATATCTTCATCAACCACAACGTGTGATATACCCAGATAAACATCATCGGGTATATCCTCCGTAGCAAATAGTCCCTGTCCAGCGACAGGGCTATCTTTTACGTGTATACATTTGGGTAATGCTTGGTATGTCACCTAAATTCCCCAATTTTACAAAGTTTAGCATCAACAGATTCAGGAGTAGCCTGAACTCTATACACCACATTATCTCTTTTGGAGAGTATTGTCAAGAGTTCTGCTACCTTGTTCCACATATTGCTGTAGTTCATCTCTTCCCTTGACCTCTGTACGGTTTACGTGCCTTATTACGTGAAGTAGCAGAATACTTAGTGTGAGCACCAGAGCCTTGACTGGTCTTTTTAGGGGTCGGTTCAATTTTGTCCTGTGTTTTAGAATAAAGTGCCATTAGTTAGAGCAATCAGTTACAGAGTTGTCACCAGGTGATTGAGATCCTGAACCACCACTTCCTCCAATAGAAGGAATTTTTAAGATGGGGAAAGATCCCAGTCCACCCATTGTAGCAGCAATATCCTTTAATTTCTCGGATGAGCTACCACCTTTACATAATATCACAGTAGGGGCACCTACCGCAACCTTTGATCCGCAAGAGATTGCCGTACCTATCTTAGCAGGAGGAAGTCCAGTTGCACAAATCTTAGGTCCAATCTTCGCCATTACAGCATCTGTTTCCTTATCGCCTGATTTGGGCACCTTTGCAGGTACAGATGGAGACCCTACTCCGCAATCAACAGTAGCACAACCAACTCCAACAGTGCCTGGATGGCACGCAGGGTTCTTTCCACACGGTTTACAGTGTGTAAGACGCACTTGTGTACTCACAAGAGGTGGAATTTTAGTTACTAGGACACTTGTAACGGGTGAAGGGGCATATCCAGCTGGTGGCCAGCATCCGTGACCCGTACAAACACCTGTAGATAGTCCAAAAGCAGACATTATATGTAAATATGCAAGAAAGTATGGTCATTCCGCAAGTGTTGCTTGCCAACTGTCTGTTTGCGGTTCCTTAATAAGTTATTTAGAGTGACACTTCCGTCTTCATTGAGTGTTTTTCCGTCATAAAACGCAATTTCACGTGATTCTTCGTAAATAAAGGAGCTTCCAGTCTCCGCTTGGAGGAAAAGACGGGAATATGCGGTTGCTTGTATGCTTGTAGACGCTTTAAATGACAAATTAACCTGCGTTCCAGTGTAATTTGCAGCATCTTCCATTTGAATTGCGGTTTTTGTGTTCAATTGGTACGTACCAGACGCAACATTACCACTTACAGTGATAGTATTATTACCTAGATCGACTGATTGGACGGAAATTACCGTATCAAGACCCTCTACAATCATTCCAACCACAATATCATCAAGATCAAAGTCCGTAGTTGCGTAATTATTGAAGCCTGTTACCGTTAATACACTAGTACCATCCGCAGTACAGTTAAAATCAACCGCAGGTATAAGTCTACTAACGCTATTAGTGTCCAAATTACCGTTTGCATCCTCTATTACTATACCTCTATAGAGTAGAGAGTAGTCATCAGCAGTATTCATATTGACATTTGTGATGAAAGTACTTCCTATTGTGGTGTCTGCTGCTCCCAATAACTCAACGTCAGGGGCAGAGACGGTAATAATAGGTGATTGGATGTATCCACTACCACCATTTGTGATCTTATATCCGTAAATACGACCTCCAGTCACTACTGCTTCTGCTGTTGCTTGAACACCACCTTGCAAATCTGGTGCACTTAGGGTAACAGTAGGGGCATTCATATACCCTAGACCTGGATTTAATGCGGTAATGTCACTAATTCCTTGTCCTGCATAGTCATAGTTGTTCAATTCAACGTATCCAAAGTCAGGAAAGGTCGCTGCATCGTAGTCAAATATCTTTATACTAGTGTCAGAGGTGTTTACGAACTCTTTTACCTGTGCTATTTTCACGTCATTATATGGATTACCTTGTCTTTCAACACTTTCTGCCAATAAATCACGGTAAGTTGACCAATTTGAGTTAATTTCTAGGTCAATATTGTAAGTATGGGTCTCTTCTAGTCCAGCATTAGTCCCTAATATGTCATCGCAGAACCAACCACCAACAATTGTGATAGGAAATCGTTGTCTTCCCATCTGATGAGGGATATATTCGTAAATATTCCACTTAATTCTTGGCCCAGCAGGAGGTACTGCCCTAAAAGAATGAGTTGACCACTCTTGCATCTTCTCAACATACCAATTAGAAGGTATAATTGTTGGTTGTTGCTCATTCATTGCATCTGTAACCTCTGCCATACCTATTGCCATATCAATAGGATCAGTCATCTCACAATTCCACGTACGCATCTCTCGCCACGCTTCTGCTGTATCTGTTGCTGTCTCTAATGCAGTGTCTGTTATTACTACGTCAGTCTCTTCTGCACCATCGATAATGTAATTCGTATGTTTTACTAGATCAGCAGGTTCACTTAAACCTTCTGTAAGAGCAGCATAGTTATCCATACTACCAAAAGGAGATCCACTACCACAACCAGAGGTTGCTGCTTCAAAGAACTTATCCCAATTCGCTTCCATTTTCTCTTGAAGTCCTGTATGCTTCCAGTTCTTTAACTGAATAGGATCTCCATTGTCATCTTCTCCTAACAATGGTACCTTTACATAGACTCCTGTATCAGCATTAATAGGCCACGTGCTTTCTCTAGTACAGGTAACTGTTGTCTTTCCCCAATTATCTTTTGATGATGTATCTCTGAAATTCTTTAACCACCCTTTACTTTCACAACTAGCAAAACCAAATTGCTCATCCCATCCTGCTGTACCTTCTACAGTACCATCAGTAGACATATCACCTATAGGTCCACAAACGTCTACAAGGGTATCGCACTTGGGACTTAGGTATTTGGTATAGGAAACCTTCTTAGGATAGGCATAGAACCCGCTAATCGTCGCTACGGCAACTTCTGTGTTAACTGTAGTAGGTGGAACAGTATTGATTGTTGTATTACCAGGTGAATCGTACCACCCTGCCACGCAATCGGCGGTCGCCCCCGTTATAGACCCTGTTACTAACTGATTAGGAAAGTTACCAGAGGGATTATCAAGTTCTATTATGTCTAACCCGTTTGTCTCTCGAAAATTATGCCATTCCTTCACAGTACCCGTAGCACCGTTCGCTGCTGATACTGTCTCTCCTACCTTAAACTCTCCTGTAGCATTACGCACTGATATTCGCTCAGTACTGCTATCGCAGATCCATAACGAAAAATATTGCTCATCCCCAGTAATCCTTACTGAACCTGCTGCATAGTTATCACACATACCGTCAGTACAGGTGACGTTATTCAAGCCAAAGACAAACTCAAAATAATTCTCGTCATCAATACCTCCCAACACATTGTCAGAGGGATCTTGTGGGTCATACACAAATGGTGACCCATACGGTGAAGATATATTTAAACCTACCTGTTCAAAATTACATCCCATCAGAGATTAATATCTTGCCTTAGTTCTATTGTATTTAACCTATTTTCAACTGCATTTAGATATGCTGCCAGTTCCATATGCTCTATGGAACCAGGAGGCTTATACATTACCTTTGCAATTGGTCTCTGAGATAACTCCTCAACCTTCTGTTCGAGTGTCAAGATTTTCTCTTCTAACGCTTCAAGGGGTGATTTTTTCGACTCTGGCATCGGGGGATCCTTCTTTTAGTTTTTCCAACTCTTTCTCAGCATTCGCTGTGGAGCGAAATTTATGAGCATCACTGGACGTACTTGTCCAGATACTGTCTTGCCTCCAGTATACCACACCCGAAGATAATTTGCTACCTTTGTGCTCTCTAGAGACGACGTAGAATGGTTTCTTAGCCATAATGGAAAAAATTCTATAAGAGAAAAAATTTCTCAAAAAAATATTTAGCTCACTCGTTTGGTTCGTTATAGATTAGGCATTGCGAATTCTCATATAAAAAACCCCCCATCGGTTAACTGTCGATGGAGGGCGTGTTGCTTAGTAGAGTTTGATCTCTGCTTTGCAGTTAATTGAGTTTAACTGCTTTATCATTCTTAGTGCTTTCTCATAAGTTGCAAAACTCATAAATCTGCACTTTTGGTCTTCGGGTGTCCAGAATCTGATGCTTGTGTTCATTAGGTCTAGTTATGAAGAGTGAATGCTCTATCTTGTGAAAATAGAGATAAGAGTGATTTGTCCATTTCTTGTAGATGCCCCATTTCTTGTCTTTGAAGTTCATTGGCAAAAACTGGGGTCAACCTGACAGAATTGGTCTTGTCTCTGATCTTGAAGTTCAGAGAAGTTATTAATGATGCTAGTGCCGAGGGTGACCCCGACAATAACAACGATGAGGGAAAGAGCGATTCTCATTAGAGGGTTTCGTCTAGAACGTCTTGTAGGAAATTCACTGGTGAAAGAGATACACACTCAGGGAGTGCATCATAGTTGCGATCAGTGATTGCTTTCATTGCGGCGATCACGGCAGGGTCTCTGCGTGCGGCGGCATTTGAAAGAGTGTGCTGGAAGATGTTTCTCATATTCAAATTATAAACCCCCCGACCCACGAATGGGGTCAGAGGGTGACACTTTGTCAACTGTCCTTGGC